GTTCTGCCCGCTATTGTTGAATTTCACGTTGCCGCCCATGAAACAGATATCACCGATGCGCGTAAGCAAAACGCTGTTGCTGCTGTACGGTACTCGCCATGTCGTGGAACGCTGGGTTAGGGAATCCCACACGGATGACATTGGTTGGAGGATGTTGAACATGGGTTCGGGTTCGCCGATGGTGATGCCGTCGAGCGGGACTCTGTACAGCGCCATGTCGTAGGTGGTGGCTCCCTGCGATATGGGGGTTGTGTTGAGGGTGGGGTCAACCGGGGTTCCGGTTGTGGGTGTGCCTTTGACGACGACGAGGTTGGCGGATTCTATGGAGTCGCCGACTTTGGTGTAGCGGCAGCAGATGATGTCGTTTCTTTTTTGGCCTTGGCTGCCGTTGGTGATGATGAGGTCGGCGGGTTTGTCGTTGCTGGCATGGTAGCCCTGCATGACAAGATCGCCGCCAGCGATGGTGACCTTGTTGGCGCTAACGACGTTGATGGCGAATCGGTCCTTTGTGGACAGCACGTAGTCGTCGCCGCCGATGACGCCTGCGTGGAGGGCCGCGTCCTGTGCGGCGGTGACGTGGGGTTCGCCCGCGTGCCCGGTGACGAGTTCCATGGTCATTGCCTGCCTCCGTTCTTCTTCCATGATTCGAAGCTGTTGTCGGCGTCCCTGAGACGGTTGACGTATTCCTGGTGGCAGTTGGAGCAGAAGAAGTAGCCGTGTTGGTTGCCGTCGGCGTCGAGGCGTTGCACGTCCCACCAGTCGTTTTTCAGGGCGTCTGCGTTCGATGGGGTGTACCAGGCGAATCTTCCGCATCGGTCGCATTCGGCGACGATGCAGTCGTTGTTCTTGGCCATGACGTTCCTTTCTATGAGGCTTCGTAGTCGATGCTTGTGGAGCCGTTCTTGGTTTTGGTGATTTTCTTGGTGACGGTCGCTTGGACGGTGATGCCGGTGATCTGGTCGCGTGCGGCGACGGTGTCGCCTACATCCATCTCGATCTCGGTGCCGTCGCGCACGGTGACTTTCACGTCGCCTTGTGATTGCATGCCGATGAGTTTGTCGCGGGTCTTGGCGTCGAGCTCGTCGGATTCGGCGTTCGAGTAGTCGTAGGTTTGGGCGATCTCCTCGGTTCCGTGCAGGCTTTGGTTCTGGCTGACGTTGCCGTCCTTGTCGGCGTACCAGTGGACCACGGTGCGGTTCGCGAGTTCGCCTTTGCCGAGGCCGATGAGGTGGTTGACGCGGAGCCATGTGCGGGTCGCATCGAAGTCGATCAGGTCGGAGTCGATCGAGTCGCCGTAGTGGGCGGCGGGTTCTGCCCAGATCTCTACGTGTCCAGACCTGTAGGCGAGTCTGAGTTTGAGCCCGTTGGCCGCGCACATCGCCCTCAGTCCCGCATAGCAGTCGGTGTAGCGGGCGACTTGATAGGTCTTGATGTCGGGGTCGCCGATGCCCGGTGGTGGTGCGACGGCCTGGAACAGGGGGGCGAGACCGACACGGTTGACGATCATGCCGATGACCGTGGAGGCTTTGCCGGAGACGACGAGGTAGTTCTGGCCCGTGTCGGGGGCGAGGATCTTGTTGGCGAGGATGCCATGCCAGGTCCTGCCGCCATAGGTGAGGGTAGAACCGCCGCGTTCGAGCCGGTCGCGCAGCGAGTCGATGACGCCGCCGAGCTCCGAGCCGTCCGCGTACACGTAGCTGCCGGGTTCAAGCATTCGGTCCACCGTGAGTTCGAAGTCGTTTTCGTCGGCTCCCCAGGCGGCGTCGAGGGCGTAGTCCTCGATGACGGCGCGGTCGATGTGGCCGGCGTCGGTGACGATCAGGTCCATGGCGGTTCGCTCTCCTCTTCGAAGACTGTCAAGTCGAAGCCGAATCCCCGCCATTCGACGGGGCTGTCGCCGGGCGGTATGGGTTGGAAGATGTAGTTTCCGCCGTCCAGTCCGTCGCCGCGTTCGGCCTTGGCGAAAATGTCGGTGACGTCGCCGTTCTCGGCCGTCAGTGTGACGCTTTTGCGGCCGGCGATGCCGACGATGGTCGCAAAAGCACCGCTGGGGATGTCGGTGGTCAGCTTGTACCGGTTGCCGCCGATGGTGATGGCGGGCGCGGTCGCGGGTCCGAAGATCGTCATCTGGAACGGCATGGCCGTGGGCTGCGGGTTGTGTGCGGTGGCGTTTCTGGTGGTCGGCTTGTAGTCATGCTCGTAATCGTGCGGATAATCCAGGTCGAGGCCGGGCTGGAGTGAATCGCTCCAGAAGCGTTGCACTTCCCCGGCCTTACGCCAGATGCCGTCAAGCATGACCACGGTGAGCTTCTGCTGGATTATCACCGGCGTGATGGTCTGCGGCTCCGCCTTGACCACGTAGGCGCGAGTCGTCCAGCCGTCAGCATCAAACATGCCCGGCGTTCCTGCGGCAACGTCGGCATCGAACAGGCGGCGCGTCCAGTCCGCCTTCTCCGGGCACCGCAGGTAGGTGAGTTCCAGGTCGGTCTCCCTCGCGGTGCGGGTCACGCCGCTCAGGCTCCTATAGCCGAGGTCGTAGCTCCATGAGCGGCCTCGGATGCCTTCGGCGGTCTGCGCGAAGATGTCGGGGCCGCTCATGACGATCTCGTCGCCGGTCGACGCGCACACATATTTAAGCGTTTGCATACTTGCGTATCAGCCTTCCTACTTCGCGCCCGTCGACCTCGACACCTAATGCCTGCAGCATGGTCGGGATGTCCGCGTGCAGGGCGACCAGTGCGGCGAGCAGCTGTTCCAGCAAGGCGGTCTGCATGGAGGCCTGTTCATTGCCGTCGCGCAGCATGCCCGTGCCTCCGCCAATGGTTCCGATGGACGGCGAGCCGAACGAATGGTCGTCGAGCGTGAGTCCGGCGGCTATCCGGTCGAGGCTGCGGTTGACGATCCGCTGGCTCTGATCGATGCCCTCGGCCATGCCGCGGCCTATCATCACGCCGACCTGGTCCCTGAACACGCGGGACGGCGAATGGATGCCGAGCTTGTCCTTGACCCAGTTCAGAGCGTCCTTGGCGGCACCGACCGCCGCGTCGACGAGCTTGCCGGCGGCGGATGTGACGCCGGAGGCGATGCCGGTGATGATGTTCAGGCCGACCTCGCCCCAGTTCACGCTTGTGAACCCGTTCCAGATGGAGCGCACGATGGCGGGGATCTGGCTGATGAGCTGCGGGATGGCCTTGGCAAGGCCCCCGGCGAGGGTGATGATGATCTGCGCGCCGGCCTGCAGAATCTGTGGAAGGTTCGAGGCGAGCGTGTTGACGATCGACGCGATAATCTGCGGGATGTAGCCCACGAGCTGCGGGATGGCCTGAGACAGGCCGTCGATGAGCTTGACCAGCGCGTTGACGCCGACCTGGACGATGCCCGGCAGGTTGCTGGTGAGCGTGGATATCAGCGTCTGGATGACGGTGGGGAGCATCGCGACGAGCTGCGGCATGGCTGAGACCAGGCCGTTGACGATGTTGAGGATGATGTCCACGCCGATGTTGAGGACCGTGGGCAGAGCGGTCGTGAACGCATCCAGCAGCGCCTGCAGAATCTGCGGTATCGCGGCGATGAGCGTGGGCAGCGAGTTCATGATGCCCTGCACGAGCCCCTGCAGGAGCTGCATGCCGGACTGTATGAGCATGGGGGCCTGTTCGATGAGCGCCGTGATCAGCGTGGTAATCATCTGCACCGCTGCCGGCAGGAGGGTCGGCAACGCCTGGGCGAGCCCCTGTACGAGCATGCTCACGATCTGCGCGGCGGCCGAGACGAGCTGCGGCAGGCTCCCGGTCACGCCGTTGATCAGGGCAAGCAGGATGTTCGACCCAGTCTGGATCATGCCCGGCAGCACGGCGGAAATCTTCGCCATGCCGTCCGTGATCATGGTGGGCAGTTCCGCGAACAGGTTGCTGATCTGCACGAACAATTGCCCGCCCATGCTCTGGTCGAGCATGCCCAGTCCCGCGACCAGGGCGGCGATGATGGCGCCGATGCCGAGGAACTTCAGGAAGTTGCCCGGGCTGAAGAAGCTGCCGAACATGCCGCCGATCTTGCCGAGGCCTGCCTGCACCTTCGGTCCCACGATGTCGCCCAGACCGCCGAATATGTCGCCCAGACCGGATAGGGCTGGCGTGGCCGCCGTCTTGACTTTGCCGGCGAGCGCCGTGAATCCGGTGGCGAGTTTCGAGTCGCCGATTTTGGAGATCACTCCGCCGAATCCGTTGGAGAGTTTCGTGCCGAACGCGAGCAGGTTGCTGTCGGCCGCGCTGGCGAGTTTGCCGAATCCGCTGGTGAGTTTTGACCCCCATGCGGTGACGGATTGGCCGATGTCGGTGCCGGCGATTTTCGAGCCGAACGATTTGAACGGGCCTGTGAGCCTGTCAGTGCCTTGGGTGATGCGGTTGAGGGCGTTGGCGAACGGGTCGCCGTCGACGGCGAGGGCGTCGCGCAGGTCCTTGTTGAAATACGATTTGAACTGGTGCAGGCCCGTCAGGCTCGACTGGAGCTGGCCGGGCATCTGCTTGAGTTTCCCGGTGAGCTGGCCGAACCCGCCGTCACCGATTTTGCCGAGCGTGTCGAACACGTTGGTGATCTTGTCCACGTTGCCGCCGACGCCGGCGAACAGGGCGAACGCGCCGGCGAGTTGGCCGACCTGTCCGACGATGTCCTGGATGGTGATGCTGCCGTCCTGCAGTCCGTTCGCGAACCGTTCGATCAGGCCTATCGCTTTGTCGATGTAGGGGTCGAGCTGGCCGTTGAGCTTGTCGAGGAACGGGGTGAGCTGGCCGCTCAACGCGTCGATGGCGGGGATGGCGGCGTTGAACGCCTTGCGCAACGATTCGAGCGCGAGCTTGCCGGGGCCTTCGCCCAGTCGGCCGAGCGCGGCCTTCACGTTGGCGAGCGCGCCTTGGAAGGTGTCGCCGGCGGCCAATGCGGCTCCGCCGAGGCCTTCCTGCATGGAGTCGGCGAATGTTTGGAAGTCGATCTGGCCTTTGGATACCATGTCGGAGACCTCTTCCGAGGTTTTGCCGAGGTGTTTGGCGAGCAGTTGGAGAACGGGTACGCCGGAGCTCATGAGTTGGAGCATGTCGTCGCCCTGGAGTTTGCCTCGGGCGGCGACGCTGCTGAAGATGGTGCCGATGTCGGTGAGGCTGCGGCCTGATATCTGTGCGGTGTCGGCGACGGTTTTGAGGACGTTGGTCATCTGGTCGCCGGATTTGATGCCGGCGGCGCTCAGGGTCGCGGCCACGGTGGCCGCGTCGCCCAGGCCGAACGCGGTGCCTTTGACGCTGGCGAGCGCGTTGTTCATGATTTCGGCGATGCTTTTGGAGTCGTGGCCGAGGCCCTTGAGTTTGGCCTGCGCGTTTTCGATGGCGAGGGCGCGTTGGAAGCCGCCTTTGGCGGCGAGTGCGGTGATGCCTCCGGCGATGGTGCCGATGGCGCCGAGTCCGATTTTGCCGATTTTGCCGAATGCGCCGCCGAATTTGCCGAGGATGCTGGTGCCGCCGGCCTTGGCGGCGTTGTCGGCGGCTTGGGTGATGTCGCCTTCGAGTTTCTTGCCGAAGTCTTTGCCGCTTGGGGCGACTTCGATGTAGACGACGCCGATGCTGCTTTCTGCCATCGGGGCTTCTCCTGTGTGGTTGGGAGGCCCCGATGGCGGTCGGGGTCATTCGATGTGGTAGTGGTCGTTGAGGCGTTTGCGGCGGGCCATGCGCGCCTCATAATCGGCGTGGGTTTCCGTGGCCGGTCGGCGGAACGGGTCGGTTCTCCGGTCGGCCCATGGCCGGTAGCCTTTGCGTTTGAGTCGGCCTTCGAGTTCCATCTGGTCCCAGAGCGCGATTTCCGCTCCGGTGGGCGTGTATGACCATCCGGCGAGTACGGCGAAGCTGTTGGAGGTGTGGTCGCGCAGGATTTCGCGGGTGAGCGCCCATGCGCTCTCATAGTCGAGGTTGCCGGATGGTTTGCGGCCGGCTGGCGCGTCGAGCCATGCGTTGAGGTGGCATGGCTTCCAGACGCGCCGGTAGCGGGTCAGCCAGTCGGCGGTCAGCGCCGAGTGATGCTGTTGATGGAGGATGAGGAGGTAAACGATTTTGGGTCGAGGCCCGAGCCTTCGGCCCAGCCTTTGACGATGGCGCTGATCCAGCCGAGCGGGTTGCCGGCCTTCCGCAGCTTGTTCCACAGGGTCGGCTGCATTTCCTGCAGGTAGGCGAGGAACACGGCGGTGGCGTGGAACGTCTCCTCCTCGGAGAGGACGACCTTGCTTTTGACGATGAGCACGACGTTGACCAGTTCGATGGGCAGGTCGGCGGAGTTGAGGTTGGGGAGTGTGACTTCGGTGTCGAGTCCCTTGAGGCTGAGGCATACGTCGGGCTGCTGTTCGGCGTCGGTGTTGATGTCGGGTTCGATTTCGATGGTCTTGTTTTCTGCGCTCATGGCGGTCTCCTGAAAAAAGTGTGTGCGGCGGTCTGGTGGGTGGGGTTCCCCGTCCGCAGGGACCGCCATCGGTGCGGGCGGGGAAGAATGTCAGGGTCAGGCGGTGACGGTGACGGGCACGGTCACGTTCTTGCCGCCGGCGGTGGCGGTGATGGTGACGGGTTTGCCGGTTGCGGTGGCGGCCTTGCCGGTCACGGTGACGGTGTTGTCGTTGACGGTGGCGGTGGCCTTCGCGGTGTCGCCGCTTGTGGCGGTGATGGTCCAGCCCTTGGCGTTCGCCGGGGAGACGGTCACGTTGAACGTCGCGGTGCGGCCGGCGGCGACGGTCAGCGTGTTCGGGGTGGCGGCCAGCGAGTCGACCTTGGTGGTCAGTCCGGCCTTCTCGGCCGCGAGCAGACCATAGACGTGGAACATGTAGCCGTCCGAGGCCTTGAACATCTTGAACGTGACGTTGAAGGTCACGACCTCCGTGGATACGAGGGTCATGTCGTCGCGGTCGGAGACCTTGCATTTGCCGATGGGCAGCACGATGGGGTTGCCGTACTGGTCGAGGCATGCGAGCACGGCCATGTATTCGATGTTCGTGGCCGCGTCCCTGACATGGAAGTTGCCGTCGGTGTCGGCCTTGACACCGAAGTAGGCTTCGGCGATGTCCTGACGGCATTCGATGCCGGGTATCTGCAGGGTCCAGTAGCCGGGCTCCTGTTCGGAGACCACGATGTCGCCGTTGTGGCCCTTGATCTCGGTCTCGTCGCCCGGCTCGGGGTGCAGTACCGCGCCGTCCTCGCTGTTGTAGCCGACAGGCTTCTTGCCCTCCGGCGGCGTCCATTTCTCGGAGTCCGGCATCTCGGGGATGTTTGGATCGTCGAGCTTCCACAGGAAGAGCGCGTAGTCCTTGATGAGTTTGACCAGGTCGGCGCGGTTGCCGCTGGTGATGTACGAAGTGTCTGTGGCCATTTGCCATACGCCTTTCGATGATTATGCTTGGTTGGTTTCGACGGTGAGCAGGAGCGTGAGGTACGCCATGAGGCAGCCGTTCTCGTCGCTCATGCGGATCGGCCCCGACTCGTGGTCGATGGTGACGACCGGCCTTAGCGGATACAGGCCGGTCAGGTACAGTTCGATGTCGGCGGCGAGGTTCTGCGCGGCGTCGATGTCGCCGGTCCCGTCGTCGCGGCGCACCCACACGGAGATGCGCAAACGCGCCTGCTGGCTGACGGGGGTGGCCTTCTGGCCCGGCACGGCGACCAGCACGCATTCCCTGGACGGATTGCCCCGGTTGCGGACGGTGCCGAACTCAACGTCATGGAACCGGTCGCGCAGACGTTCGAGCAGCACGGGTTCCACGCGCCGGGGACGGACGGGTGGCCGGATGACGCTCATACGACCACCATGCCCAGCATCTGGCTCAGCACTCCGTGGGCCTGTTCGAACGCGGCCGGAGCGGTGGCGACCACGTTGGTGCGGTCAGTGTCCTCGTTGCGGTACACCTTGATCGCCGGATCCACCGCCGCCATGCCCTCCACCTGCTCCTGCACGTCATCCATGACCGGCTTGACGGCCTTGTGCAGCGCCTCCGTGCCGAAAGCCTTCCGGTTCAATACGACCCTGACTTTCTTGGCCATGATTCATCCTTCCCTGACGAACGCGTTGACCACGTCGCCGATATGACGCCCGTGCCTCCACCATTCGAGCGGCGGCCCGTCAACCATCAACGGCTTGCCGCGCACCACGAGGCAATCCGTATCAAGGATGCCCGTGGGCTCGGGACCACGGAAGTACAGGGTGTAGCGGCGGGCCACGCCCTGCGAGTCCGCGCCCGGGGACTGCGAAGTCTCCACCGGCTCCGCGAAACCCATCAGCGAGGCCACATGCCGCATCTCTCCCTGCACCGGGTTCCCATCTGCATCCACCTCGGCCGCGCCCCGGTACACGTCAACACGCTCCATGATGCGATCCTTCCGCCATGTCTATCGACCACATGCGTTGGCCGGACAATCCGAGGTTGCGCAGCATGTCGTCCGTGAACCTCAGATACCCGTCGGGGCTCAGCCACGAGTAGGTGCTGGAGAACGGGCCGGTCGTCTCCGTGGATTGGGTGACGCCGGTCTGTCCACCGGACACCTGCGCCTCCATGGCCGTGCGCACCATCTGGCAGCACACGAGCTCGAGCCCGCGCTCATGCGCGAGCCACCACGCCGGGTCATGTGTCTCGGGGTAGGGGCGGACGCGGTTGCGGATGATCTCGCTCGCGTCCGCGAGCAGGATGTCCGCCTGCGCCCGCTCCTCCGGAAGCAGCTTGTGCCACCGGTCTTCCAGGTTGGAATGCGTGGCGAACGAAACGGACGGGTCCATATGGTCCTCCTTTATCCGATTCTGGTGAGCACGGGCGTGATGTCCCCGTCGACGGTGGTCACGCTTTTGGGCGCATGAGACCCGCCGTGACGAGAGCGTCGCGCAAGGCCACGTATTCGGCCTTCGTCGGCGTATCGCCGGCCGGGTCGGCCACATACGCGGCCTTCGGGACGGTCGGGATCACGCCCGCGGCGAGTTTGTCCGCGGTGATGCCTCCCGCCAGCATCGCGTTCGTCACACTGCCGTCCGCAGGCGTTGATGAGCCGCCAGCGAACGGGGTGCCATCCGGGTTCCACAGGCGCGCCGGCACGTCCATGGCGGCCGGCTTGTGCTTCTTCCTGTTCGTCTTCTGGACGATGAAGTCCTGGGTGAACGCGCCCATCAGGCACCTTCTTCCGTGGAGGACTTGAGCACGGCGAACGCCTTGGGTTCGACGACCGCGTAGGAGAACATGGCCTCGGTGCGGTAGGCGATCTGGTTGTGGGCCTTGAGGTCGACGCCGGTCTGGTCGGGGTCGCCGTAGGGGATGATCTCGGACGTGATGTCGCGCACCATGCCCCATTTGATGAGGCTGAAATCGCCCATGATGGCGAGCACGTGGGTGGGTGTCTTGGCCTTGGCCCCGTTGACGGTGGCGCTGGTGGCGGCCTTGATGCCGTCGAGGGTGCCGACCTGCAGGTTGAGCGGGATCTCCGGGTAATAGCGCATGCCGGTGGCGGGTACGCGGATCTTGCGCAGACGGGAGGCCCACGTGCGGCTGATGGCGATGCCGTTGATGTCGTAGGTCTCGTTGAGCTGGTCGGCCAGGTTGTCGACGTTGGTGATGTCGTCGTCTCCGGCGGTGACCTGCATGGCTCTGGCCGTGAGCGCGTCGAAGCCGGTGAGCGGCCCGCCGGTCTTGGGGTTGACGGCGTGGTAGACGACGTAGTCGAGGGCGCGGCCGATGGCCTCGGCCTGGTCGGCCTGGATGGACTGGATGATCTGGAAGCGGTTGTCCTCGTCGGCCCATTTGAGCTCGCTGGTGACGCGGGTGGTGGTCTGCACCTTGAACGTCTTGCCGCTCACGTAGTTCAGGTCTTGCTCGTAGGAGCTCTTGGTCTGGCCTTCGGCGGTCACGTCGGCCTCGGCGGCGCCGTTGAAGATCATGTATTCCTTGTCGGTGAAGATCTGCGGGCTGCTCGGGGACAGGGCCGCGATGGTCGATGTCTCCTTGACCTTGTTGACGACGGCCGTGGCGACGGTCTTGGGCAGGTGGAGTTTGCTGGTGTCCATTGCCATGATGTTGTTCCTTTCTGGGGGATGATTGCGTTTAGAGGTTGGAGAACAGGTCGTCGGCCCATGCGCGTTCGTCGGCGCCGGCGGCCTTGCCGTCGGGGGTCTTGCCCTGGTGGGGCATGCCCTTGGGCTTGGGGTGCGCGTACTGGTCGATGGCCTTCGCGTTCGCGGTCATGGCCTCGAGCGTGTCGCCGTGCAGCAGCGAGGCGGGCACGCCGGTCTCCTTGGAGACCTGCGCCTTCCACTCGTTCTGCTGTCGTTCCGCCTCGTAGGCGGCGTTGGCGGCTTCGAGTTCCTTGATGCGCTTGGCGGCCTTCTCGGCTTCGGACAGCTGCGAGTCCTTGAACTGTTGCAGTTCCTCGGCGGCCTTGCTGTTGTCCTTGGCGCGCTGCTCCCATTTGCGCGAGTGGGCGCGCTGCTCCTCGAACTTCGCCTTCCAGTCGATGTCCTCGCCGGTGCCGGCCGGGTCTCCCGTTGCGGGGTCGCCGGAGCCGCCTTCGCCTGCGCCGGAATCGATGAGACGAAGGTTGTTGCGGAATCGGTGCCAGTGCGGCATGTCGTGCATGATGGTTCTCCTTTGTGGTTGATGGGGCCCGTTCCGGGCGTAAAAACCACCCGTGCGGGTGGTGTGGAGTGGCGGGTGCAGGATTCGAACCTGCGTGGCGTGATGCAGCCGATTTACAGTCGGCCCCGATCGGCCTCTCCGGCAACCCGCCGTATGGTAGAATCGAGGTAACGGGGATCCCACGTAACCGGCTCTTGAGACCGGCACATAATCCGGGGGGTTATCCCCGTTCTTCTATTTCAATACGATTTGGTGGAATCCTTCCGAGTCGAACACCCACAGCTCTTTGATGTGGGATTCATGACGGGCGTTGTACAGCGACAGTTGGTTGACGAACTTGTCGGGCAGTTTCGTGCTTCCGAAGTCCAGTACGAACACGTCCTTGACAACGCCCTGTTCGACGCCGCCGACGACGGCGTCGTTGATGCGTTGGGCCACGTTCCTGTATTTCAGGCTTGCTGGTGATTTCAGTTCGGCGTCGCATTCGTGGCTCAGCCAGTGGAAGTCGTTGCTGGGCTTGCCATCATGGCTTTTCGGTATCCACTCGTATTCCTCGCCCAGCTTCTGGAACTTCTCGAGGAACACGATCTCGTGCCGTTCGAGGATTTCCCTGCTCGGGTCGACGCCGACGGCGAGCTGGCGCCGGTACCAGGATTCCGCAGTGCCTTTTGGCTCTCCCTTCATTGACAGGAGTCTGACGGACTGCTCCCACGGCATGGTCGGCGTCGGGTAAACGCCGTCCGTGAACGCCATGGGATTGTCCCGGCGCATGCGCTTGAGCTTCTCCCGGTAGTCGCCGCCTTCCTTGCTGGCTTCCTGCCACATGGCGGTGAGCCGTTCGGGGTTGTATCCGGCGAGTGTCTGGCGTCCCCAGCTGGGGACGATCTGGCAGTCGCAGTCCCGGTGGTATTGCATCTCCAGGCCTGCCGAGTCCTCGCTCAGGTAGGTGAAGCCCCGTGAGGCGAGCATGGTGCAGAATGCGCATGTCCTTGCTCCGCGCGGCACTCTTGCCCATCGTGGTTTCGACGGGTCGATGCGCATGTTGCGTTGGGTGGTCAGGCGTGCGGAGGCGTTGACCATGTCGGCGACGAACTGCATCGCGTCATCCGGGTTGCCCAGATCGGGCCACAGGTCGTCGATCGTGGCTCCCGCGCGCGACTGCCCGTTCTTGACCTGCGTGTAGGTCAGGCCGGCGTAGTCGGTGTTGTTGAAGCCGCCCTGCACCTGCCAGAGGGCGCGGTCGGGGTCGATGAGCCGCGTGTGGTCGAAGTCGTCGAGCCGGACGCCCGCGTATTCGCTCCACAGGCCGCGCACGGTGTCGTAGTATTCGTTCGCCAGCTGGGAGGCGTCTCGGGAGAAGTGCGCGGATCGCGGTCCTTGACGTTCAGGGGGTCGCGTTCGACCATGTTCTCGATGACGTCGGCCGCGCTCTCCCTGAGGTTGTCAAGGTCGGTCTGGTAGTCCCTGTACGCCTTGTCCAGCAGCCGTTGCAGTTCCGGCGGGGCCTTCGGATTCGCTGCCATCGGCTGCCTCCGTGTCCTGCGGGTTCATCCGCTGCTGTCTGAGCTGGTCGATGTTCCGTTGGGCCTTCATCCGCTGCTGGTAGGCGCGGAACGACTGGAGCTCGCCGGCCGTGAGACCTAGCTTGGCCAGTCCCACGTCGGAATCCGCCCAGTCGCCGTTCACGCCGGCGACCTTCGTGTAGTAGTCGGCTCTCGCGGCGTCGCTCACCTCGCGGGTCGGGGCCCACAGGGGGCGGATGCCGGTCAGGTCTGGCGGCTGCGGGCTGTTGTCGCGCAGTTGGACGGCCATGCCCATGGCGTTGAGCAGCTGGCGGGAGAACATGCGGTTCTGCCGGTTCGCGGTGCGCGTCAGCTGGTTCTCGGCCGCGGCGAGCGCTTCGGCGCTGGTGGGGTTGGCCAGTCGGATGCCGAGTTGTTCGGGCGGGATGTCGGTTTCGGCCGAGGCGAGCATGGCGATGGTTTCGAGCATGTCACCGTGGGGTTGCATCGATGCCTGGGAGACCTGTTTGAGTTCGGGTATGTCGCCGTTGATGTCGCGGCTGATCGCGTTGATGCTGCTGACGAGCGCGCTCCACGTGTCCTGTTGGAAGGATTCGCGGCTCAGGCCGAGGAACCAGATTTTGGGCACCGAGTAGAATTCGGCGGACGCTTCCATGCGGACCATGGTGCGCATGGCCATGTCGGTCAGGTTCATGAGGGCCCGGTTGATGCGTGAGCGGCCGAAGGGGCGGTCCATCTGCTTGTCGTAGACGATGGGCACCACGGCCACGCGGTCGAGCCGGTTGTATTGGGGTTCCGCAGTCCACCCGTATCCGGTTTTCATGCAGGCGTAGTTGCGGCCGGGCAGCCATGCGTTGAACGCGGTGATGTTGCCCCATTTGTCGCTGTCGGTGATGGTCAGCGCGGCCTTGATGCGTCGCCGTCCGTTGTCCCACAGGGGCCGCCGACCAGTCGGCCGAGCGCGGGGTGATGAGGATCCGGTCGTTGTCGGCGGGGTCGTAGTCGATGGTCAGGAAGCTGCAGGAGTGCTTGTAGCAGCTGATGACGGCCTCGCTCATGTCGGTTTCGAGCTCGTTCATGCGCATGATCTCGTCGATGCCGTGGTTGTCGGCCCCCGTGGCGGTCTCGAATCCCTCGAACACGCTCTTGTCGGCGAGCGCTCTCACGCTTTTCTGTGGCCAGCCGACCACGACGCCGGCTTTCTGGGCGACGATGTTCGGGATGCTGATGCCGAGGTTGTTGAAGCGTTGTTTGGCGTCGTAGAACGCGGAGCGCAGCAGGTTGCGCGGGTATTTGGCGCGCCAGAGCTCCAGTAGGCGGATGATGTCCGTCATGTCGTCGTCGGGCACGTTGGCGATGTGTGTCATGAACGATGAGCCGGTGGACAGGTAGGGGTTGCCGAAGCTGATGGATTGTTCGTTCATCCGATCATGACCTCCTGTACTCGGTCCGGGTCTCGTTTGGTTATGGTGGTGCCGTAGAGGGCGAGCGTGCATGCCACGAGCGGGCTTATGTCGATGTCGCTGCCCATCGGGTTCCATCCGACGGCGCCGGATTTGCCGATGCTGCGTGTGGTGGCGTTGGCCACGGCCGTGGCGAGCGCGGTGCCTTGTCGTCCGGCAGGTGGGTGAGTTTGCCGTCTCTGAGCATGTCTAGGAATTTGCCGCAGGCGCGGCCCATGGCGCTGTAGTTGGTGACGATGACTTTCACGTGCCGGGCCTTGAGGTCGGCCAGCAGGCTCATGGCGGGTGATTGCGAGTCGATGACCACGCTCGCGGTGCGCGGCCAGTGGTCGGCGATGTAGTCGACCGCCCATTGGGTGCCTTTGGATTGGGTGGCCTCGAAGCGGCGCAGTTCGATGTGCGCGGTGCCGTCCCTGTGGTTGACGGCTCCGCCGATGGCCAACGAGCTGCGGTCGGGTTTCATGTCGAGCGCGTAGCCGATCAGCCCTTTGATGTTGGGTGTGCCGGTGGCGGCTTTGGCCCATTGCTGGGGGTTGATGGCCTGGCTGGTGGTGGTCTCGTCCCAGATGCCCAGTGCCTCGCGTTTGAAGCTGTCCTTGCCGAGCTGGCGTTGCATGCGCAGCATGCTGGTTTCGCTGGTGCGGCGCGGGAAGCTCGGGTTGGCTTTCCTCCATTGGGCGCGGTCGTCGCTGTCGGCGTCCCGGTCGGCGGAGAATTCCACGTAGAGCATGTCGTCCTCGCCGGAGAGCGCTTGGCGGCGGCGTTCCGTGAACGCTTCGCCGGAGTCGGTGGGGCGTGGAGGGGTTCCGATGTAGAGGACGAGCGCGTTGGGGCTGGTGTTGGTGGCGGGTACCATGTCGCTGATGGCCTGTTCGGTCAGGATCTGGGCTTCGTCGAACACGATGATGTCGACGGCGTCGTTGCCTCGGGCGAAGCCTTGGGCTCGTGCGCCGAACAGTATCTTGCTGCCGTTGGCGAAGGTGATCTCCTGCATGCCGTTGCCGCCGCGCACGCCGTCGGTGCGGCCGGAGTGGTCGAGGTATCCGATGAGCGCGGGATTGCGTACCAGGGTGCGCACGTGGTCGAACGTGTTGCTGTTGGTGCGGTTGTGGTGTGCGGTCCAGATGACGGTCAGGTTCGGGATGAGCGTGCACAGGATGACCACGAGGCTGGAGACGGTGAAGGTCTTGCCGGTCTGGCGGCAGATGCTCAATACCACGCCGCCGACGGACGCGGCGAACGTGCCGTCCTTCCTTCGTCCGAGGATGAGGGTCAGCAGTCCCTGCTGCCAGCGGTCGTAGCGGATGCCGCATGTTTTGGCCCGTTTGTTGACCTTGGGGAACATGCTGGTGACGATGCCGGAGGGCATGACGATGTGGCGTGCGACCTCAGATAGCTTCGGGTCGGAACTCTCCGTCATCGTCGTCCTCCGGATCTTCTTGCGTCGTCATGCCTTGTGCGGGGTTGCCTTCGAGCCGTTCGATTTCGCGGGTCAGGGCGAGCAGCTGTTTGCTGATGCCGGTCAGGCTGCCCGGCGGGGTGCCGGCGCTGAACATGGCTTCCTTGAGCCGGGCCTGCGTGCGTTTTGAGCACGCTCACGTAGTCCTCGGGCCCGTCGTTCATCATCGCCTCGAAATCGGCGGCGGTGAGGGTGTCCATCGCCTCGGGCTCATGTTCCACGTCCCCGGCCGGGGCGGGAGGGGTGGTGACGCGGCTCATGCGCTTGGCCCTGCGGTAGGCGCGCTGCTTGCATTTGGCCGAACAGTACTTCGCTTTCTTGCCACGGCCGGACGGGGTGAACGGCTGGCCGCATTCCTCGCAGATCACCGCGCTCACCTCCGAAAAAAAACGTAACGGGATAACGTAACGGCCGTCCAAGGCGTTACGTTTTGACATGCCGGGGAGATATCGGCCCTGCGCCCGAGGGGGCTTCGACCGGCCGGGCGGGGTCTCCTCCCCACGTTCACCACTCGCCGCTTGTCACCAATGGCATCGAGGTGGCCTTCAGGTCGGCCGGGTGCCCCTGTTGAAGAATCTGTTTGATGCGTTCGCGCGCCCATTCGACGCTGTGGTTGGAGCGGACGCGGTTGCACCAGCGGTGCGCGAGCCGGCAGTTGCTGAACAGGTATGGCGAGCCGCCCTTGCTGACGGGTATGATCTCGTCCACCTCGGGCGAGCCCGGCAATCCCGGCGGCAATGATTTGTCCACGGGCCTGCCGCACAGGTGGCACGTGTCGTAGGCCGCCAGCACGCGGGCCACGACCTGCTGGCGTCGCCAGCCGTTGGCATGGCGCCGGTTGCCGCGCCGTCCGCTCATAACCCGGCCTTGTCGCACGACCGCTGCCATGCGTCCGCGAACGCCTGCACGGCCCGGCGCACGATGGGTTCGAGGGGGTCGACCACAATATGCCCGGCCGGGGTGACGCTCACGGGCACCGGGAGGGCGTCGATGTCGGCGAGGGTATTCCCCCTGCACGTGATCTGCAGGCTGATGGTCGGCATGCCTGGCATTGTCATGGCGTCATCGCCTCACAATCAAATGAAAAGAGTGGCGGGGCGAACATCACCGGCGCTTTGGACGTGCCGGCGGAGTACTCTCGCCCCATGCAATGCGGTCAGATACGCGAAACCCAGCCACGTGAGCTGGGTTTTTCGACACTTCTGCCACTGCAATCATCGGTGACAGTCGTTCATTTGTCAAGTCCTTCGGACGGTCTGGCCTTGTCACTCGGCGGCTCGTCCACGGGTTCGCCGCTGATGGCGAGCCTGTAGACGCTGCTGTAGGTGATGCCCTCCAGCGTGACATCGAGCTTGCCGCGCCTACGCCACACGTTGACGGTGTTGCGTTTGAGCGTGATCCCCGCAACCGTGAACGCTTTGGCTATCTCGGCCGCAGAGCCACGCCGGCTGTCATCCCAGCACAGTGTCTTGAGTCGCCTGAGTTTGACGGTCTGCGCTCGCTGTTCCCTCCCGCACACGGGACACGTGACCCACTGGTCTGCCGCGCCTGCGGCGAGCATGGTCCCGCACAGTTCGCAGGTGCCGATCTCGCGGCGGCGTTGTTCGGGCGGGTCCAACGCGGCATCGACTTTGCGGGCGATGCCGTCGATGACGTGCATGTAGAGGTCGGCGTCGCCGAACGTGGCGAGCTTGGGGTGGCCGGCGCATTTGATGAGCGTGGCCTTCAGGTCTTCCGTTCGTGGATCCCTGCGCCAGTCAAGGGCGTCGATGCCGTCGAGGCAACGCCAGAGTTCGCGTGCGGTGCTGTCGAGCATGTCGATGAGATCGAGCACGTCCAGCCTGATAGGCGTGGGCGGCGTGGCCGTCTGGATGCGCACGGGCGCATGCCCGCCCGGATGCAATGTGGCGTCGAGGCTGTCATGCAATGGCGTGACGTCACGCGCCAATTGCAGCAGCGTGCCGGCGAAGCGCAGCTCGCACGCCGTGCACAGCGCGTACCCGTTTTCGATTATGGTGTTGCAGTTCTGGCAGTTCACGAAACCCCTCCACATCGGCTAAACTGGTTGCTTGCTGACATGCCCTCCGCCTTTGGTGGAGGGTTTCGTTTTATTTGCCTCGTCGTCGTATCCGCCGGTCCAGATTGGATGGGATTGGCGGTATTCCAATGATTCGTTTATTTGCGTTGAATCAAATCAATGGTTCGATGAATTCCGGGGTGGAATCGTCCTTGTGGGGTGCGGACGTTTCCGGATGGGCGATGATGTACATGACCTCGTTCAGCGGCAGTCCGAGGAGCTTCGCCGTGTACTCGGGTGTCGCGGCCTTGCTCCGATGCCATTTGAGTATCAGCTCACGCTGGTTGTTCGTCGCGCTCACTTCACACCTCCCGTATGCGGGTCGATGAGCTGGCAGCTCATGGCATCGATACGGTTATTGGTGCGGGCTTCGATGCAGAGGCGTTTCACGTCGCCCGTGGTTTCGACCCGTTGGATGATGGTCTGTTCCGGTGCCGGGGTCGTAACCGCGTAGGCGGTGAGGCCGATGACGGCCAGCACCATCGCGACGATGACGGCGATGACGATGGTGAAGACGAGCCCGATGGTGGATTCCACCGACCAGCTTCCGCGCTTCATCGCGTGCCTCCGAGCACGCTAATGTAAAAATCGGTGGTGATTAATGTAATTTCTTTCATCTTGTCTCCTTGAGCACGTTGATGGAGCGGAAGAGTTCGGTGTTGAGTGTGGGGTTGCCGTTGGCGTCCGGTTTGATGACGGTGGTGAGGTTGTCCGCGTCCTGGAGGATCCACCAGCCGTTTTGGGGGAAGTAGGAAAGGTAGCCGTCCAGTGTCTGGCCGCTCTTCGTGATGGCGACGAACCGGTGCAGGATGCTCACGCCTTCCAGCACGCAGGCGCTCGCCAATGCTTCGGTGAGTTGGTCTTGTGTCCAGATTCGTGCCGTGTGGCTCATGCGGGTCTCCTTCGTGGGGTGCAGTGCTCGTGTGCCGGTTGGTCGTCCTCCATCCATTGGTCCTGGTTGTTGAGCCAGTGTTTGACGCATCGGGTGTGGTTGTCGGGCACGGGCTTGCGGCACAGGATGCAACGTGGCTTCATGGCCGGTCCTCCTTTTCTGCGAGCGCCGGCCCCGTCATGAGGGTGAGGTAGTGGCGGTATTCCGCGATGTCCCTGTCGAGGCAGTCGTGGACGCGGTGCGTGGGTTTCATGCGGTGCTGGTATGGGTCTTGGCCGCAGGCTTTGGCTGCGAGGCGCAGTGCGGTGACGTCCAGCATGCGGTAGTGCAGCAGTTCTCCGAAGCCCGTCATGCAGAAGCGTTCGACCATGGGCAGGTCGAAACGGCTGATGTTCGTGCCGGCCGGGTGCAGGGTGTACGTGGTGGCCATGCCTTGGATGAACCGGAGGGCCTGTTCGGCGATGACCCTGGGTGAGTTGGCCAGCGGGTCGCAGGATTCGCATTGGGCGAGCAGACCGTTGTTCAGGTGCAGTTCCAGGGCGGAGGGCTGCACGGTCAGCAGGGTCTCCCGGCCGATGTGCACCACGGCCTCGAACCGCCCGTATTCGTGCATGGCGTCCAGGCTGGTGCAGCGCAACCCGATCTCCAGTATCGAACACATGTTCGCATCGAGGCCGGTGGTCTCCACGTCCATCCATAGCAGGGCTTCGGGTTTCTCGGGGATCATAGCGTCTTCTCCTTTCCGGCGAGCGCCTGAACGATGGCTCCCTGGATGGTTCGGGTTTCCTCGCGGGTGAAGCCCTGCGGGATGATGATTGTCCTGGTGCTCACCGGTATGTCTGGCGGGATGAGCATGGTCACGCTGGTGCCGTCCTCTCGGGTGAAGTCCACGTTGTCGAGTTCGCCGGGCACGGTGACCGCGTAGGCGTTGATCATGAGTGTTCCTTTCTGCTGATTTATCGGTTGGTTTGCGGGTGGTTGGGCATTCCCTCGGGCGGCGGGCATGAGTGCCATTGGCCGTCGGTGTCGAGCAGTATCCAGCCGCGCCGGCAGCTGTACACGGGCACTTGGCTTGGCTCGGGGTCGTAGCTTTTGAGCAGGTAGCCCAATGCTCGGGCCTGTTCGGGGTGCTGGTGGACCCATCCGTGGCATCCGGTGCTGTTGTCCGTGCCGCACACGTCGATGACGTTCGAGGGGCTGTGCCGTTCGGGGTCGCCGTATGTCTGGCTGCGGCGTTTCCGGTGGTGGTGGCTGCTGCCGGGCCATTCGCCGCCGCGTAGGTATCGGTCGCAGACGATGCACCGGTTGTTTTCACGGCCTTCCACGAGGCGCAGGGTCGCGGCTGTGGGTTGGTCGCTCATGCTTGATGCCTTTCGTTGATTTCCGTCACGAGCCGTTGCGCCACGGTCTCCGGCTCTTCGCCGGTTTTGACGTGGGCCCAGAACGTCTGTTCGACGCTGTCCGTCCACGAGCCTTCGGGGACTTGGCTGATGGCGTGGGTTTGGAGCCATTGGCGGGTGACGCCGCCCCATTCGGTGCGTTTCGGCACGCTTTGGAGCCATTGCGTGTATTGCCGGTTTTCGAGCCATTTGCGCATCGACGGCACGAACCGGTCGCCGTCCTGGCGCACGGTCTGGGCGTAGCGGATGACGGCGCCGAGCAGCTGGCTCGGCTCGGCCTGGGGCATGGTCGGGTCGCTGCCGCTGGTGACGGCCTGCCACAGGTTTTGGGCTTGGTCGCGGCTGCCGGTATGGCTCGGGTACCGGTCCCAGGCGAACGCGAACGGGTCGGCCTCGGCCAAGGCCTCGGCTTCGGCGAGGCTCGGCACCGGCCTGGCGTGGCCGGATTCGGCCACGGCTTGGCTCGGCTCGGCGTTCGGTGCGGAGGGGGCTACAGGGGAGGTAAGGCTAGGTATGGTTAGGTTAGGACCGGTTGCTTCGTTTGCTTCGAAGCAATTGCTTCGTTTTGCTTCAGACGTTTGCTTCGGTTTTGCTTCACCGTTTGCTTCGTCTTTTGCTTCATGGTTTGCTTCGGTCTTGCTTCGCGGTTTGCTTGAAGCACTTGCTTCGTTTTGCTTCGAAGCATTTGCTTCGCGTTTGCTTCGCCGAGACTCGCCCGAAGCGACGCCGCCGGCATGCCCGGCCTTGGCTCTTTTCTCCTTGAGTTCGCTGCCGGAAGTGCCGCCGAATTTCATCAGGGTGTCGGCCTCGACCACCATCCACCGGCCGGCGGCGAGCGCCGGTTCGAGCATTCCCGCGGCCTCCAGCTCCGCCACCTGCCGTGCGTTGCCTTTCAGCGAGCGCACGACCGTGAGGTCGAATGCGCCGTCGAATGCGGGAAATCGCAGCTGGTACGCGGTGTGCACGCAGAGTCTGACCCACAGGCCCAACGCGGCGTTTGATACCGTGCCGGGCATGGTCTGCGGGCTGAAGTTCAACCCGTCGTCTATCTGGGTCCATGTCATGGTTCACTCCGCTTCGTCGTCTTCGGGCAGAAAACACCCGTTGAGTGCCTTGTTTTCCTCGTCGCTTGTGGGGTATCCGAGGTCTGCGAGCGTGTGGTAGTAGGTTTGCGCGAG